ACCATTCACGGAAAGTATCAAAGGGATTTCCATCCTTTTTTTCACCCAATTCCACCCAAGAAATATAATCCAACCTATAGGATTCCTGATTAGTATATGTAAACTTGCGATATAAATCATAATAATCAAGTGTTGAAATGCCATGAAGCGTATATACCTGATGGTTGCGGCCCATCCGATATATTTCACGATCAAACACATTCTTCCAAGGTGATAGCCGATTGACCTCTCTTTTATCAAATACCTTATTAATGCGATTACAAATATAAGGAATATCAAATAACTCTATATTCCAACCAGTGATAATGTCTGGCGTATGCTTTTCCCAGAAGGCGAGAAATTCCTTAATTAGATGTTTTTCACTTTCACATTCAATATAAGTTACATCATCACGATCATTATTAAACTTACCTCGGGCCCACACTATAATGTGTTTGCTCTGGTGATTCTTAATTGTAATTGCTAACAAAGGTTCTTCAGCATCTTCTGGTTTTGGAAATCCATTCTCACATTCAACTTCAATATCAATCGTGACCATCAATATCTTATCTAAATCCCAATCAATGCGGCCGGGAAATTCATCAGAAATCCAGCAATAAGGATATTGCGTATTGCCATAAACTATATTTTGATTTTCACGATTGGTAATCCATTGTTTAGCCTCCCTAATGGAATCAAACTTATGGGGAAGAACACTCTTACCGTCCAGAGTTTTGTAGCCAGTTTCTTCATTAGTTTTTACGAGATCAAATAGGGTAGGTTGATACTTAACCCGCCTGCTGACGCGCTCTCCGTCCTTAACCTCACGAATAAGAAGATCATTGTTATAATGAAGAACATTTGTGTAGAAATTCATACAGTAACTATATCACATTTTAGCATAATTGTCAAGTAACTATATCTGATTTATCAGCTCTAGCAGACCAATCAGATAATACAAACTTTCTTTTCGGATTTACAGATACTTTAAATCTTGCCAATAAATCTCTATTTACAAGAAATGTACTAGCAGAATCTTTAGTTGAAAGCCCTATAGGAACATTTTCATAAACCATATTATTAAATATAATTTTGACATTAACAATAGGCCTCTCATCTATTTTTCCAACATGAGTAGGTTTAGAAATTCCTATTAATTTGCTAGTAAATTTTTTTCCATTCTTTTCCCAGTTCACTGTCTTCCTTTGTATATCAATTTTATCAACATCAAACATTGAAGCATTGGTCCCATTTCCTGTATCAAATTTTGCTCGAATGTGCCCATAACCTTCAATCTCTAAAGTTTCATGATAACCAGCTTCTTGATCATAAGAAGGTAATCTATGTAAAGGATTTTGTAGATACTCAATTACAAAATCTACTATATTACTTTTCTTGGTAGGTTCTTGTGGAATTTTTGTAATATCATAATTTTGAAATTGAGAACCAAGACCAGGGGAACCATTACATTCTAAAACATATATTTTACCTTCATATAGAGCATGATCTACTCCTACCATATAAGCTCCAGTAGCTCTAGCCGCAGAAATAATCACTCCTTTCTCTTTATCATTTAAAATGTAGGGTTCTGTTTTTGCCCCCATATGTCTATTAGAACGGAAATCTTTTTCTGGTTTTATTCTTTTAGTAGATGCGATAATTCTGCCATTTAAAACAACTGTTCTCACATCAAATTTTATATTTAAAAATTCTTGAATTAAAAGATTAGCTTTAAATTTCCAAAGAGATTGTATAACGGACATCATAGATTCCATATTTTCAACTTTGGAAACACCTATACCCTGTGTTCCTGTAAGAGTTTTAATAATAACAGGAAATTTACCCCCAATTCTTTTATGAGCATCAAAAACACTTTTCTTATTATTTACCAAAGATGTTCTTGGAGTATTAATACCGTTACGTTCAAAAGTCATATAAGTTGACATCTTGTTATCACATGTCAACATACCGTCCTTAGTATTAATCATAAAACAACCAGCATACTGTAATGCACTTAGAAGAGCAAGTCCGATTTCACTATCTAAAGTTCCTGCTCTAACAAACACTATAGTAGAAAAAGTTTCTATTTCAATATCTTCATCTTCACCTTCATAATTTTTAATAATAATACTGCCCTTTTCAATATCATTATCTGATATCCAAGCTTCAGAAGTTATAATTTGGTAACAATCTAATCCAAGCTTTTTACAGGTAGTTATCAACATACCAGTAACAATTTCTGGTTTCGTTGAAATTGAACTAGTCAAGATTAAAATTGTTATTTTATCTTTTTTTTCTTCTGTGATGAATGATTTAAAATTTTCCAAAACTCTAAACCTCTCGTTTTTTGCCAATATTGTATTTGGTTTCTAGCGTCCAATCTGCCTTTTCCCGATATGACAGAACCTTTATTTGACTCAACGGAGCAACAGGCTCTGGAATACCCAACACATCCACCAAATTCCAATCTGCCAAAAGTTTTGCGATTGTATTTCTTCGTGCTATATCATTCTCTGATAGATTGGTTTGCTTTCCATCCAACGCAAAGAGCTCTTTAAAATGCACAATAAAATATCTCCCCTGTTTGTGTAGTATATGACAAGATTGATATAGTTTTCTTTCTTTTCTAGAAGCAACACCTATACGAGATAAAGTCTCTCGTACTTTCAAAAAATCATCAGGTTCTTTCAAACTGATTTCAAGCATCTGCTCCTTTGACCACTTAACTTCTTCCATCTCTTCCACCTTTATTTAATTTTATTTTTATAGCGGAAATTTGTTCATCATTTAATATATCAAGAGCGGATTTAGCCTTTTCATTATTATATCCATAATACTCTTTAACATATTCTAGATTCTCTAATTTCTTCGCCTTCATCCAAGGAGTGTATCTTTTCCTTGCTCTGATACTATTTATCAGAAAATGCATCTGAAGTTTCTTATCAAGATGATGTAATTGGTTAATCTCATTAACCAATTGGATAGTATCAGGGAATGGCGATATACATCTATTAATAATGTATGGAGGATATTTCTTTACCCATTGTTCATCCTCTGTGTCTAGAAGCGGTTCTTTGGTATAATTTATTGCTTTGAGGTAATCTTTCAGCTCGTACATTAGTCTGTAAAACCTTCGCCTTTTTTCCAATGATGGAACCTATGACAAAATATAGCCCACAACAAAAATAATAAACTGTCCGATTTATACGTTCCGTTTTTTACTTTCAATTCATACATATCACTCACGATTACTTCCAGAAACATTTGCTTTGAATACGACACAGGTTCTTAATTCATAACATTCTCTACGAACCGATTGTGCTTGATGAGGTCGCCATGCGTCAAAAACAATTAAACGATTGCCCTTATATTCTGCTAATTTCTCAACCTTTGTTTCTTCTTCATCATAGACAAAAGTACCGCCGCCCCACTCTAATTTCCAATCAAGTCTTGGATAATATATCATGGTGAAATCACCATCATCTTTATGGATATGTGGCTCAATACCATACGTATGAGCATTCATATACACGCGAACAAAATCGTCAACAAAATATTTTTTCTCAAAATTATATTTTACTTTTGTAGCATCCCAAATAGGTAGCAACCATTCATATCCATTTTTAACAACCTGTTCTGGATTGTGGCCTGCAAAAATATGCCAATGTAGATTTGGTTTATTTTTATTAGAATGATAATCATATTTCCAAGAAAGATTTTTCATTTCCATATGAATATACTCAGCAACATGATCCTCTAATAAATTATCATAAATATCAACAATCATTTGAATTTTGCCCTAGCCATTATTTCAGTCAGACAAGCGAGCATGTTGATTTCTTGATCGGCAACAAATGCTGCTTTATATTGATACTCACCCAAAACAACCACAACATGAGGTATACTACTCCCCTCAACATAATCATAAAGATTATCATAAATCCTACGAAGCAGACGAACAGAATCGTTATCAAGATTATTAACAACCCATTTACGAACATTTGTAAACTCCTTATTCTTCATAGATTGCATCAACTCTTTTATATTTATTTCTGCAATATCTACAAGTATTCCAGCATCAATTACACCAGAAACAGAATATCGCTGAAGCTCATTAAGTATTCGTCTCCAATCAGGAAAGTGTTTGCTTATAACTTCTACAATTACTCTCTTATCATACTTAATATTCTGTTCATTTAATATATCTTCAATTCTTCCAAAGAATTGAGATGCAAGTTTTGGTTTTTCAGAATTAGGAATCACGAAATCCACCACACTACAACGAGAATGTAGCGGTTCAATCAAACGATTCTTATAGTTACAT